GGAATAATCCCCTCACTTGTGTGGATTAACCACACTCACTATCGAATAGCATATGAGATATCGAGAAAGAACGACATGTCGTGATAACATTGTGGCTGACTACGTTTCTCCGGACTCAAATCCCGAGAATCATGGTTTCCACGTTGGCACGATTACCGCCCCGAGTGCTTTTTCAGATGGGTATGACTGGCAGTCTCTGCCAGTCGGGACTCGCGTTTGCGAGTCCTTCCTAGATGAAGTTGCACAATACAAGTTCGGATATAAGAACTGCGCACACCATAAGTGTGAGTGGTTTCCGGATGCCTTTGGGTACTTCTCCTCCCCTGATCAGGGAGGGATTGCTTATTGGCAAACCCCAGCCTCGCTTCAACGCGTGGTACTGGATTATCCGACGTTCGAAATTGCAAAGCGATTGCCTTGCACCTCGGCCTTGCTTAGGGACGATGCGGTAGAACTTCATAAGAAGTTCTTTCAGCAGTCGTTCCTACCAGGTTCAGTTACCATTGACCGAGATCCATTTAATAGTGGATTTTCAGTTTGGTACCTTCTGGTAGACCTCTGGGAAGCTAAGGGACTGTTTCGCGAGTTGTTTCAACTTGCGAGGCAGAACGTTGGCTCCTCGCTCGGCAAGCATACGTTGAAAGACGTTGCTGACGGGCACCTCGGAATACAATTCGGCATAAAGCCGACATACTCCGATGTAGAGGATTTCTGTCAAGTCCTTCGGGATTTGCAGAACCTTGATAAGCTGATTGAGGATATTAACAAGAAGACTGAGCGCAAGCGGTTCGGTGCTGATGCACGAACCACTGCGCGAATCTCCAAGGATTATCCTGACATCGACCAAAGTCGACTCGTGAGCATACCAGGGGCTGAAGCCGTAGTAACGGCGACAGGCTCCTGGAAGTTCCGATATCAGCGATCCGTAAGATACGGATTCTCGGCTCCAGAGGTGACCGGTTTCCTAGCACGGTTACGACAATTCGTAGAGAAGCTCGGAGTCTTAGACCCCGCGGCTATCTGGGATGTTATACCGTTTTCCTTCGTCGTCGACTGGTTCGTCGGCGTCGGGAAGTGGTTACATGCCAACCGTCCTAGTGTATACCGATTTGACATCCGTGTTTTGGATTATTGCGAGAGCTTTAATCCTCACATTGATGTCAATTACTACGCTCGCATGCCATCTCTTGATGGCCATACTATGTCCCCTTATTATCAACGGGGTCACATAGGAATGCTGCGTAAGTCAACGTACGTTCGAGCACTCGGTGATCCGAGTGATCGCGTGGTCGTTGCACCATCGTTAGAACAAACTGGTATACCTCGGTGGACGTGGCGTCGCGATACGATTGTCGCAGCGCTACTGGCACAGAGGATGTTTGCTCTCAAATCCCGTCATCTTTCACGCAAGTGAAAGACGCGGACTAATCAATCGAGTTAACTAAGGACCAGCTAATGTTAGCAGACCCTATGTTGATTATGTCGCCCGCGGACTTCGTTCTGCTTAGCGGTGGCTCACTCCCTGGTGGAGTGAGTTATACACTGCGATTGCAGGACTTGTCTCCTGGACGTACCGTTCGTATCGGAGCCATTGATCTCCCGGACGCTGGTGTGAACCTGCGTTCATCTGTGACTATTTCTCATAGTCTCAGTAAAGAGAATAAGGGTACTGATACGGACCGCGCCGCCATTCGCCTCGATGTTCGCAAGAACGTCGAAGGCGTTGGTGACGTTGTGGCCCAGGCTACGCTTACCGTCTCTTCTCCAAGAGCCGGTTACACGCAGTCTGACATCAAGCAACTTGTTCTCCTGCTCCTCAATACCATTGTCGTCGGAGACGACGGCTTGGTAACGGGTGAGCGGCTTGAACGCGTGCTTGCTGGCGAACCGTAAGGTTCGGGCCCGGTAGGCCTCGATTGGAGTTTGCATCATTGCTGGCTAGGATAGCTGGTTTTATGCCAACTGATAATAGCCTAGATGTATATACATCCTTAGCAATGCAACTCTATCGTGATATAGCTCAATGCTATTCGGATTCAGTGAAGGAACAGATTCGCGATGAGAAGAAATTCTCATTACGAATCCGTAACGAAGGGCTCTCGTTTTTGACGAAAACCCTTCCTGCCTTTGGAAAAGCAATTGATTTTGCTCTCCATTCGGACAGGCCACTCGCCATCATAGGCTTCGCTAAGAAGCCCATGACTGTAATCCCCAAGTTTCTTGGGTGGTTACTAGTGCGTGTATTCACTGATCATGGATACGTTCGCAACGATGCGGACGTTACTGCGTTGAAGCACCTGCGGCAGTTTACAGCGTTCTGCTATAAACTGGAGATACCGTATGATCAGAAAACTGAAAACTCAGTTATCGAATCATTCATCAAAACCGAAGCTGATATCAAGTCTTTACGACTTGATTTCCGCACGGATCCTATCCTCAAGTCGGCTCGAGTGCTTTGCACTCGGCTCCTTGGCAGGCTTAATGTTAGGGATATTACACCCCGACATGGACCTGGTTCTGTGTCGACAGGCGAAGAAGTTGGACGAAAGTCTAACTTCTCTCGTATCTATGAGAAACTCGAGAAGGAGTATCCTTTTACCGGATACTTCACTCTGGGATCTTCCCATATCGTCGACCAGCTCGGATGGATCCAGTCCCTGGAAATCAAGGAGCGGGCTACCGCGAAGGTAGTACTCGTTCCTAAAGATTCCCGGGGGCCCCGGCTTATATCATGTGAGCCACTGGAACTCCAGTGGATCCAACAGGGTCTACGTTCGAGCTTATACTCGTTCCTAGAAAGCCACCCATGGACGGCTGGGCATGTGAATTTCACAGACCAGACCATCAATCGGCGGCTTGCCCTCGAAGGCTCACGTACTCGGAAGTACGTGACACTTGATATGAAGGATGCCAGCGATCGTGTTTCTATGACGCTAGTCGAGAATCTCTTCTCGGCCACGCCTCTTTACGCCGCGCTTTATGCGTCGCGTAGTGACGAAACACGGTTGCCTGACGGTACCGTGGTGCCGTTAGCAAAGTTCGCTCCGATGGGTTCAGCAGTATGCTTTCCTATCGAGGCGCTTTGCTTTTGGGCACTTGCGGTTGCGGTGCTCCATGCTCATGGACGCTCCTGGCGCGACGCCAGGTCCAGCGTTTATGTGTATGGCGATGACATCATAGTAGGACCCGATGACTATGGGTTCCTGCTGCATCACTTCCCCCTCTATGGACTTAAGTTCAATGAGGGCAAGTGTTGCGTCTCGGGATTCTTTCGAGAATCCTGTGGGTGCGACGCCTTTAAAGGCGTTGATGTTACACCCATCCGTTTACGGAAGACATGGTCTCACCGGAATAGACGGACACCAACGGAACTCACTTCATATATTGCACTTTCAAATGCAATGTACGAATCTGAGTATTATGGTACAGCGGAGCTCATCAGGCGTATGGTAGAATCCCGTTATGGGAGGATACCTTATTGCCCAATGGACTCTACTCTTCCAATTGGTTTCAAGACACACCTTAATTGGCGTGCTCTCAATCAATCTCGAGGAATTCGAACGCGTTATAACGTTCGACTCCATCGGGAAGAAGTGTACACATGGCGGATTTGCCCAGCGCGAAAGCGTTGGGAAGTTGACCCGTGGCGAGAGATGCTTCGCACTCTTACGAGTGGAAAGCGTGACGACGTAGTCATAACTGACTATGGCGTCTCTCAAGCCGAACGTGGTGTCTATGCTTTGCCCCGTAGCAGTTGCCTACAACGGGG